TTTTTTTTATCCTTTTTTACATATTTATATTATATAATAATAATGTTTTTGACAAACCAGTCATATGAGTATATTAGGGGAAGTAGGAACCTTTATGGGTCAAAAAATGCGAGAACTAAGGGAATCCTTAGAAGCAAAAATTGATACCAAAATAAGTTCCCAAACAAATCAAGATATAGAAATAACAGATCCAACTAAAGGAATTATACTACAATCTCCTTTAGGAAAAAAATATAGGGTTACTATAAATGATGAAGGAGAATTTGTTAAAGAAGAAGTAATAGAAATATTACCTCCAAGTTCTATTTCCAACACTTATTCTATGGTTTTTAACGGTAGTGATACTGTATTTGATTTAGGAACATCTTTAGAAGGAACAGGTTCAAAATCTGTATCATTTTGGTTAAAAAGAGATTCCACTTCTCAAAGCAACGATGGAGGTATTTTAACCATAGTACCAAGTGGATCAACATCAGACTATATAAGTATAGCCTTATGGGAAGACACAATCCAATCATCAGTTACTAATAGCGATAATACTAAAGGATCAACAACACTTTCCTTAGATACTTGGTATCATATAGTTGTAATAAAAGATGGAACTCCTTCTACAACAGCAATATATGTTAATGGAGAAGAAGAAACTTTATCAACAAATGGAACTTGGGTAGGAAATATTGATACCCCACAAGCTAAAATAGGAGAAATTTCATATAGTGGAGTTAACTACAATTTTACAGGTTTAATAGATGAGGTAGCAATATTTGATAGTGCTTTAGAAGCTTCTACAATTGAAACTATCTATAGTGGAAGTTTACCTTTAGGCACATCACAATCTTTAGATTTAAACACATTACAAACCCCACCATCATCATGGTATAGGATGGGAGATTAAAAAGGCAGCTTTGAGAGAGGATTATTTCCCTTTAGAATATAATATACTCACCTCTCTCTTAGCCCTTTTAAAAAAAAATTGGTTTTTTTACATTTTTTATATATTTTGACATAAATAATTAATATTTATAACCATGGAAAAAACAGTTTTATCACAAGAAGAGCTAAATAGTTTAGCCACGTTACAACAACAACAAGACAATTTTGTAATTCAATTAGGACAGATTGAATATCAAATTGGAACTTTAGAAAAACAAAAAAGCATTATAAAACAAAACATCGAGAGTTTTGAAAAAAAGCAAGTGGAAGTAGGCGACCAACTAAAACAAAAGTACGGAGAAGGTACCATAAATTTAGAAAGCGGAGAATTCGTTAAATCCTAAATGCATTTTTAAGAAACTCTACAATATTTATAAACAAATTTAATTTTGTAGAAAAATGGCAGAAACTTTATTATCCCCTGGTGTATTAGCTAGAGAAAACGACCAATCATTTCTTACAGCACAGCCTATTCAAGCTGGTGCAGCTATATTAGGTCCAACAGTTAAAGGACCAGTTGGAATCCCAACAATTGTAACCACATATTCAGATTATAAAAGCAAGTTTGGTGCTGTAGTAGAAAGTGGTAGTGATGAATATACTTATTTTACTTCAATTGCAGCTTATAACTACTTCCAACAAGGAGGAAATTCATTATTAGTAACAAGAATAGTAAGTGGTTCTTATACAAGTGCTACAGGTTCAATTATAGGTTCTGGTTCTCTTCCAGCCTTTGAAATTGAAACTTTATCTGAAGGAACAGCACAAAATAGTGCAGGTACAGAAGGTTCAGCAGGACAATTAACAAATGGTACTAAAGATAATATTAGATGGGAAATTGTAAGCCCAAATTCATCATCAGGAACATTTAACTTATTAGTTAGAAGGGGTAATGATATTACTAATTCTAAAACAGTATTAGAAACTTGGACTAATTTATCATTAGATCCTAATTCATCTAATTATGTAGCTAGAGTAATTGGAGACCAAAAACAAACAGTTGCTGAAGATAATGGTACTTATTTTGTAAAGATGGATGGTACATATGCTAATGCTTCAAGATATATTAGAGTAAAATCTGTCAACCAAAAAACATTAAATTATTTTGATAATGCAGGAAACCCAAAAGCAGAATATACATCATCTATTCCGGCAGCAGCTTCAGGATCAATGGGAGGAGCTACAGGTACGCCATTTGCTACAATAACAGGAACCTTTAATGAAAATATTGGAGTAAATACACAGGGATTAGTAAAAGAAAACTATGATGAATCTATTGCTTTATTAGCAAATCAAGACGAATATAGATACAATTTATTAGTAGCACCTGGATTAGTAAAAGAAAATCATTCTTCACAAATTACTACTATAGTTAATAATTGCCAAACTAGAGGAGATGCAATTGCAGTAGTTGATATGGTAGGATATGCTGATACAATTACAGGAGTAACAGGTCAAGCAGCAGGAATTGATTCTTCATATGCAGCAACATATTGGCCATGGGTCCAAACAATTGATCCAGATTTAGGAGATCAAGTTTGGGTACCAGCTTCAGCAATGATTCCAGGAGTATATGCTTTTAACGATAGTTCAACAGAAGCATGGTTTGCACCAGCAGGTTTAAACAGAGGTGGATTATCAACAGTAGTTAGAGCAGAAAGAAAATTAACAAATGGAAATAGAGATACTTTATACCAAGGAAAAGTAAACCCAATAGCTACATTCCCTAACACTGGAGTAGTAGTATTTGGACAAAAAACACTACAGAAAAAAGCAAGTGCCTTAGATAGAGTAAATGTTAGAAGGTTATTAATTGAATTAAAATCTTACATTTCTCAAGTAGCAGATAATTTAGTATTTGAACAAAATACAATAGCTACAAGAAATAATTTCTTAACACAAGTTAACCCATACCTAGAAAGTGTACAACAAAGACAAGGATTATTTGCTTTTAAAGTAATAATGGATGAATCAAATAACACACCAGATGTTATTGATAGAAATCAGTTAGTAGGTCAAATTTATATTCAACCAACTAGAACAGCAGAATTTATTTACCTAGATTTCAACATTTTACCAACTGGAGCTACTTTCCCAGCATAAAAATTAAAGAATTAAATATTTATAATAAGAAATAAATTAGAACAAAATGGCAGTATTAGATCCCAATGAAATATTTTTTACAGCGTTTGAACCCAAGCAAGCGAATAGATTCATCCTTTACATGGATGGTATACCAAGCTTTATTATTAAAGGAGTTAGCGCAGTTTCTTTAACCCAAGGTGAAGTAGTATTAAACCACATCAATGTCCTTAGAAAAGTAAAAGGAAAAACAGTATGGAATGATATTTCAATGACATTATTTGATCCAATCACTCCATCTGGTGCTCAAGCAGTAATGGAATGGGTAAGATTGCACCACGAATCAGTAACAGGTAGAGATGGTTATTCTGATTTCTATAAAAAAGATCTTACGGTGAATGTACTAGGACCAGTAGGTGATATAGTTTCAGAATGGATTATAAAAGGTGCTTTTGTTAAAGAAGCTACATTTGGAGATTATAACTGGGATACTGAAAACGAAGCAAAACAAATAGAAATAACATTAGGATTAGATTACTGTGTATTAAATTTCTAAGAAAAATTAAATATCTTATTGAAGGGAGTTTGGCTATGTCAAACTCCTTTTTTATATTAATATTTATAACAAATTAAAGTTATTACAAATAAAAGATTATGGCAGAATTTAAATTCCCAACAGAAACAATAAAACTCCCGTCACAAGGTCATTTTTATTCCGAAGATAGCCCTTTATCTAAAGGTGAAATAGAAATGAAATATATGACAGCTAAGGAAGAAGATATTTTAACAAACTCCAATTATATTCAAAAAGGAATAGTTTTAGATAAACTTTTAGAATCCCTTGTAATATCCCCTAAATTTAATTTAGATGATATGTTATTAGGAGATAAAAATGCTTTATTAATTGCTTCTAGAATATTAGGATATGGAAAAGATTATAAAGTTAGAATAGGAGGATTAGAAGAAAACATTGATTTAACAACATTAGAAAATATTAAAATAGATTTTGATTCTATCCCAAAAGGAAAAAATGAATTTGAATATACTTTACCCCATTCAGGAACAAAAATCACATACAAAATTTTGAATGGTAAAGATGAGAAGACAATTCTCCAAGAAATAGAAGGTTATAAAAAAATAAATAAAGAAGCATCCCCAGAGATTTCCACTCGACTCCGAACTATGATTACATCTGTAGAAGGAGATAACTCCCCCAAAACAATTAATGAATTTGTAAACAATTACTTATTAGCAATGGATTCTAGAGAATTTAGAAAACATTATCAATTGTCGATCCCGGATGTAGATTTATCCTTTCGCGGCTCAGATGGGAGGCAAAGACAAGTTCCAATTAACCTCAGCTTTTTTTGGCCTGACTCCGATTTATAGGAAAAATTTATTTAAACAAATACATGAAATAGTATTTCATGGTAAAGGAGGGTATGATTACCAAACCATATATAATATGCCCATATGGTTAAGAAATGCTACTTTTGGATTCATCAAAGAATTTTATGATGAAGAACAAAAAGCTTATGAAAAAGCCCAAGGTAAAGGCAAATCATCCACCACAGTAATAGATTCAGATGGTAAAGTTGCAACCCCTGAATTTATTCAATCTAAAAAAACAAGTTATAAATAATTTATTTTTTAAATATTTATAACAAAACAGTTTATGGCTTTA